TACCACCACCTCCAGATCCGCCAGCTAATCCAGCGTTAGGTGATGGAGAGTTTGAACCTCCGCCTCCACCAGCGGATGTGATTGTTGAAAAAACTGAATTAACACCATTAACACCCATATTTCCACCAGCTGCTCCACCAGCTCCACCAGCACCAACTGTAATTGGATAAGCTGTTGCTGTTACTGTTACCGCAGTTCCGCCTTCTAATGGAGAAGCAGTATAACTATCTACGGGACTTTTGCTTTCTCTAAATCCTCCGGCACCTCCGGCACCAGTTCCACCTGGACCTCCGGGTGCTTTTGAACCAGATCCTCCACCACCACCCACTACTACGTGGGAAACTTCATTATTTGCTGCACAAACAGCTACTCTTGAAACCGTAAATGTTCCCGGACCTGTAAAAGTATGAATTTTAAAATTTCCTGAACAAGTTACTGTGCCTCCAGTTGCTGATATAAAATTACTCTGTATATCACTAGGATTTGCTGTAGTTACATTTTGCCAACCTGTGGTTGAATCTACATATACTAATTGAACTGCAGAATTAGCTATTTCTATTGATATATTAGATGCACTTCCATTTATGTTAGAACCATTTCTAGCAATAGTAATTGCGTTTGTTCCAGCACTGCCATTATAATCTGAAACAGCTACTGCATTTCCAGCACTCGGTGAACTAGGTAAAGTTACTGTTACCGCTCCACTTCCTGTATTTACAAAAAATCCACTACCAGATGTTGCTGTAAAATCTCCTGTTTTAACTGTTGTGTTCCAAGATACTTCACCTGTAGAACCAAATCCTGCTGCAGTAGCACCAGAACCTAAAGTAACTGTATCGCCACTTGCACCAATAGTTATCGTGTTACCAGACTCTTTTATAATATCTGCTCCACATGTGTTTTGTATTGTATTTACTTTAATTGTACTTGTCATAATTTTTAATTTAATTTATATCTTAACACTACAATTCCACTTCCGCCACTTCCAGAAGCACCACCAACTGGATTATTACTTGGATTTGAACCAGCTCCACCACCGCCGCCTGTATTAACCTCTCCACATTGACCAGCAGTACCACTACCAGGTGTACCACCGCTTCCAGCACCACCTGCTCCACCGCCGCCACCACCACCGCCGGTTCCACCTGCTCCACCTGCATTGCCAGTTCCTGGAGGTCCACCTTGACCTCCGCCACCGCCGCCTGCATAAGCAACAGAAGCTGCTGTAATACTTGTTGATACTCCTGCTCCACCCGCAGATCCGGCCTCTGGTCTGTCTCCACCAGGACCTCCTGTTCCGCCAGCACCACCACCTGCACCACCACCTGCATCAGCATCACCACCTCTTGTTCCACCGTTTTGTCCTTGAGCAGGACTAACTGGCGGTGAATTTCCGACTCCTCCAGCAGTTGGAGCAGGAGCACACGCTCCATTTCCGCCACCAGAACCACCAGAACCACCTTGTGCTGATCTTTGACCACCTGCACCACCACCTGCCGATGTAACTGTTGAAAATACTGAATTAGATCCTTGACAAGGATCAGATTTATTACCTGCTCCTCCACCACCAACGGTTATTGGATAAGCTTGTGCTGTAAGTGTTATTGAAGGTGCTCCATTTAATGGAGATACTGAATAACAACCTGATACTGGACCTCTTAATTCTCTAAAACCACCGCCACCACCGCCACCTCCTTGACTGCTAGTACCACCGCCACCACCAGCAACAACTAAATAAGAAACATTATTATTAGCAGCTGTGCTTGAAACTTGAGATACTGTAAAAGTACCAGGGCCTGTAAATTTATGAATTTTGTAATTACCACAAGGTGTAGTGCTTTCAGTTCCTCCTGAAGCTATAATATTTACAGCTCCGGTATCAGCAAAAGTATTATCTTGTATTGATCTCCAACCAACTGTTGAATCAATATAAACTAAAGTTATTCCTTCTCCCTCTGTGGTTAAAGTAACACTACCCGCACTTCCATTTATTTTTTGAGAACCTCCTGCTGTAACTGTGCAATTGTTTGTATCAAAAGTATTTCTATAATCTTGCACTGAAATAATTGATCCAGCACTTCCTGTTGGTAAAGTTACTGTAACTGCTCCACTATTTGTATCTACAAAAAATCCTTGACCATCAACAGCTGTAAAATCTGATGTTTTTATTGAACTTGTCTGCCAATCAACAGTTCCTGTTCTTCCAAAACCTGATTGTGATGCGCCACTTGCGAGTGATACAGTATCTCCAGAAGCACCAATTGTAATTGTAGTTCCAGATTGACTTATTATATTTCCAGCGTCAGAAGCTTGCACAGCATTTGTTTTTACAACATTACCTGGAACAGCAACTGATTTACATGCTGATCCTACGGTAATCGTAGTACCTGATTGTGCATCTATTTCATTTACTTCTATCTTTGACATTAAACTACTACTACCGTTCCTGTTATTGTTTGAGTTCCAGTTATTGTAACTGGTCCTGCTAATACTGCATTACTAATTGTTTGATCATCAGACAAAGTTGAAGAATGATTAAAAGCATAAGTTGAAGCTAACATACTTGCAGAAGGTGCTCTTGATGCAGGATAAGTACAAAAAACATTTTTTGTTCCTGCAGAAAAGTCTACTGCACTGTCTGAATTTGAAGACGAGATAATAGTATCTCTAGACAAAGTATCCGGACTAGCATCAGTAACAGTACCAATGCCAACCTCGAACTCTGCTTGTCCAGGTAATTCTATAGCGTAAAAAGTTTTATTAGTCGTACCAATACCAGATACAAAAGTTTCAAAGCCAGTTTCAGCACCAGCCAAAGAAATAGTTCCTGTGCCTGTAGTAGTGGTAGTTTCTTTTACCCTGTCATTTAATACAAATGCCATTTACTACTCCAAAAATATTACGCGTTGCCTAATCTAATAATAGCTGCAGAACTAGATGCAGTTGGAAACTGAACAACAAAATCTCCGTTAGTTGCTGTTTTTGTTCCACCAAAATCTAAAACTAATACTGCTTCATTAGAACCGCCACTCTTATAAATCAAAGCTCCTACCGCTGATAACGTTACAGATGAAAAAGTTAAATCTGCAAAATCAACAAACGCTATGTTACTTCCCACTGCCACACCATTATTAGTTAATGTGTTTCCACCAGAACTATAACTAGTTCCAGATGTTCCTACTTCGTTAGTAGTAGTAAACGCAGTTGTTGATGTCGTTAATCCTGATATGTCTGTGTATAAAGCAAGTTTAAAAGTTGATCCACCAGATGAATCAAAATTAAACGTTCCTTTTAACAGGTCTGTTTTAAAAGAGTCAGGTATTACATTAGCCATATTTTTATCTCCTTAATTATGGTGATGGTGATTGCAAAGGAGTACGAATAACACCATCTTGATATTCGTCTCTACGTCTACGACCCATTTGCTCTGTCGCGTACGATTGAATAGCTCTTCTATAAGACGCTTCGTAGTATTGTAACATATCTTGTGGACCTTTCAAGTATCCATATGCTTCTACTAAAGCTGCGTATAATAACAAATCTTGGTATTTATTTGACACATAAGTTCCAGAAGTGCTTGGTGTTCCGGACGTAATTGTGTCTGGCTGTTTAACATATGCTAAAGTAATCTCATAGTTAGCGTTTGGAGTAGGTGCAACAATCCAAAAATTAGCATCCCAATTAGCATAATATTTAGGTAGACCTGAAGCTGTTCCAGGAGTATCATAAAAAGAAGCCATATAACTAGTATCTTTTTTTTCTAAAAAAGTTTGAACGTTTGGTGATACTGTTGTGTCTTTTAATTGAACATATCTTATTGATCTTAAATCTGATGGTATTGTAACATATCTGCTGCCGGACTGTAGATTTGATGTAGCATAAAATCTATTGTCATCTGAGTCTGCATCTCTGTAAATTCTATTTTCAGCATTTTTAATTATAGTATCTAAAACAGCTGTAGAAAAAACTGTATCATCTACTTCAGTATAATTTCTAATATCGTCTTGTAAATTTGAAAGTGTGTATGCCATTATGCTGTTATTGTAACTGGTCCTGCAGACACAGTTGGTCCTCCTGAATCCTCTGTTATACTAGGAGTTGCCCCTAGTGTAAATGTATATTTATCTGTTGTAGTGACTGTTATACTAAATCCTGAAGAATTTTCGTATGTTGTAAAAGCTACACCTCCTGGGCTACCTTCAACATTTCTAAATCTTACCGTATCGCCCGATGTTCTACCATGATTTGGTTCTGTCACTGTAATCGTTTGTGATGATGCAGTTATTGAAAATGGATTATTACCTAACATTGCAGCAACTGCAGGTTCATTTCTACCCGGTCTTACATGTCTTAGTGATATTGCATCACCATTCATAGGCTTTGGTTCTAATTGTGGCTGC